ATGTGTGGACGATTCGACCAGAACGACATAGCGCGGGCGCTGAGCAATTTCAGCTGGGTGGATGAGTACCTGAACCGTAGCCAGGCCGAGCCGTGCTGGAATGTGGCGCCTACGATGCGCCGGCCGGTGATGCACGTTGAGGGCGCGGCCCTGGTGCTGGACGACCTGCATTGGGGGTACCAGGCGGGCTGGGCGCGCGGCAAAGTGCCGGTGGCGGTAAACGCCCGGCTGGAGAAGATCATCGGCAAGTACTGGGCGCCGCTGCTGGATCGCGGCCGCTGCATCGTGCCGGCGGATGGCTGGTATGAATGGACGGGGGATAAAGGCGCAAAGCAGCCTTGGCACATCCACCGTGCCGATCGCGAGCCGCTGTACCTGGCGGCCCTTGCCTGGTTCGCCCCCGCCGAGTATGCCGCAGGCACAGGCTTTGCGCTGGTGACGGCGGACGCCCAGGGGGGCATGGTGGATATCCACGACCGCAGGCCGGTGGTATTCACGGCGGCCGACGCCACCACTTGGCTGGACCCGGAGATTTCCGGCGAGACGGCCGCCGAGCTCGCGCGCAGCATGGCGCTGGGCCCGGACCGCTTCGCCTGGTACATGGTGGACCGCGCGGTAGGGAACGTGAGGCACCAGGGCGCTGAGTTGGCGACGCCAATTGATATACAGCTTGAATAGCGTGAGGGCAGTTCATGAGTAAGAAGAGCACAACAATACTTTTAAAATTGCAAGCGGACAAACCACTGCGCAAGATAGTTTCCATCGGCGGATTCAACGACGGCGGCTTCCACATGAGCGTTCCGTATCATTCGTCGCAAGCTGGCGTAATAATGAAAATGCCCGTTAATTATCTACAAGACGAGTACACTTTCCCTTGGGACTCCATACCTGAACATTTTAGCGCGGCCAACATTGTGAAGTTGAGTTACCACGCGAGCGGACAGGCACACTTCTCAGGAAAGAACATTAGGTCAGGCTATAACCCTGATGGGAGTCACAGAGGTGTTGGCCTGCAAACGTCGCCTACAACTACCCCCATAACAAGCGGTCCTTCCGCTGCAGTCGTCATATGGGGATTTTCTGATTACGCCGTCTATTCCGGGACGATGACCAGAGCCATGGTTTTCGATCTTCAAGATCTGCCTCAAAAGCACGCCGACATGAACGGCCTCACTTTGTTGATATATACAATTTCAAGTTCTCGCAGAAGTGAAATTTCTATCGAGAATGGCGTAAAGGTCTACTATATCCAGTTAGAAAACCGCTGGGGGAAACGAGCCCTGCGCAAATGCCAGGTTATAGAAATCCCAGACGAGAATATTTTTCTAGGTGTGCACGCAATGCGAATCAAAGTTAATATGGGGACAAGCTCAGGGTGGAATCTCTCCGGGCCAGGTCAATACGATAAAAGTGGCAGAGGTCATTTTCTTGCTGCCTGTTACCCGACGCCGTCGCACGAATTTTTCAATGCACTCCCATCTGCAGACTACATCGCAGAGCAAGTGGCCCCATAGACCGCTACACACAGCCCTGCAACGCAACCTCCAGCTTGAACTCATAAGTACGAGAGCGCAGCCAGTCCCTGGCCAGCGCAATGACCTTTTGCCCGTCGCTAGCGTCGGCAGGAAGCTTGTCGAACTCGTAGATAGGGCGCTGCGGCCGCTCCGCGATGCACGGCACGTAGACCGGCACTTCCACGGTCTGGTTCGCTCGCGGCGGCGCGTTTGCGCAGCCGACCAGCAGCACGAGTGAAGTTGAACTTGCCAATTTGGTCAAGCTTACGATTTTCCGCTTCATTGCATGTCCTCTAGCAGCTTGTTCACGTAGGGCATCGCGTCCGCGCAGGTCGTGACACGCACGCGGTTCAGCTGCTGCAGTGCTTCGCCGTAGCGCTCGCCGTCGGCGGCGGCCTGGGCACGAGCGGCCGCGCCGCGCGCCTCAGCGGCGAGCTTCTGCTCGCCCAGCACAGCGATGGCCGCGTTCTGCGTGCCGATGCCCTGGCGCAGTTCGGCGACCAGCTTCTGCTCGGCGCGCAGGTCGACCACGGCCTGCTCGCGCGCGCGGTCCGCCATCCACCAGGCCGCGCCGCCCCCGGCGCCCACCGCCAGCAGCAGGCTGGCCAGCACCGCCGAAGCGATCTTCCAGCCCTGCCCGGCCGCCGTGCTGGCCAGCGCACCCAGGCCGCTCACGACAGCACCTGCAGCGCAACCTGGTAGAGCGCCAACCGCTCCTTCCAGCCGATGGCGTCGCCGACCACTGCGGTCTTTTTACCCCTGTTCACCACATCGCACACGCCGTCGAAATCCAGCGTGTCGGCCCAAGCATTCACGCGGTTGACGGACCAGAACCAGGCGGCGGAGCGGCATGCGCCTGCTGGCGTGCGCAGCCAGGCTGCGATCTCACCGCGCGGGACGACGAAATGTCGCGCGCAGGCCGCATGGTTGTTCTCAAACGTGAGCTGGATGGCGCCGGCGCCCCGGTTGCGCCAGCCGTCCCCGCTCGCCTCATCGCGATTGCCCTCGCGACCGGCATAGGCGCGGTTTCCGATTCGCTCGGGCTGGCGCGCGTACGCAGCGGCCGTGGCCGGCGGGAAGCGCTGCGGCCAAGTGCGCATCAACGCCTCCGCCGAGTAATTGAGATTTTCCTCCAGCGCCGCTAGCTGGCGCGACTCGTGCGCCACGGTGGCCAGAAATGCAGCCTGGCGCGCTGGCGTGCTGATTTCGAACTCGGCCATGGCGGCCGCCAGCGGCGCCAAGAACAGGTCGACGCGCGCGCGCGCCTGCGGCATGATGACCGCCAGCTGTTGCGCATTCATGCATGGCTCCTGAATTTGCGGCGGTTGAACGCGAAGTGAGCGGCGACCCCGAGCGCAAAGAGGCATTCGAACAAATCGCGGCTGTAGAAGCACGACACCAGGGCCGCAAGCGCGCCGGCGGTCAGCGCGATGTAGGACCAGCGCACCACGAGCTGCGTGTTGCCGCCCATGCGGTTCAGCGCGCCCAAGCCGACGCACAGCACATACAGCGCCGCGAGGCCCTGGATAATTGAAAAAACGACGGCCATGATCAGTCCTCCTTAGAATCGGGCAAGTGCGGGATCTCGGCGTGCCGCACGCGGTCAACGATGGCCAGCGCCGCCGGAACAGCGCGCATCGCCACCAGGCCGGCGAAAAATGCCACGCCGCGCTCGAACGTGTCGGGCAGACCCAGGTAGTGCAGCGCGAGCGGCGCGCCGGCGACCGCCACGGCGGTGCCGGCGGCAACAGCGCTGATGGCCTGCACACGCGTCATTTCCTTGGCGTAGCTGAGCGATACAGCGGCGCCGAGAAAGGACGCTATCAGGGTTGCGTACTTGATTCCGGCGATGCCGTCGGGATTTGGATCGAGTTGCATAGGCTCTTTCAGGGTGGGGAATTAGGGTGCGACTGCCAGCAGCGCGATTTCGCCGACATGGGACAGGTTCGCGAACATCGGGCGGCCGGCAGCCTTCAATACGGCGGCCGCGAACTCGTAGCAGAAGTAGCGGTCGTCCTCCGCCCAGTCGCGGCCCGGCGCCAGGCTCAGGCCGAACGCGCCGCGCCAGTCGTACGGAACCTTCTTTTCCGCCTGCTCCTGCGCCCAGCGCAGGCCGGCCTGCGCATCAGGGACGCTGAAGCAGAGTTCGCGGACGACGGTTTGCCGGGCCAGCGCAACGGCGCGATCAACACCGCGCACACCGTGCAGCATCGTCGCCTCGAAGCACTTGTCCGGCCCAACGACGATCGCGTGCGAGGACAGCGCGAATGCAAAGCGGCTTCGCGGCATCGCCCAGCGGATGCCCCACGAAACCGGGTTCCAGTGGCGCCGGGTCAGCAGGACGGTGATGGTGCTCATCACAGCCCCGCCGCAGAAATGAACAGCGCATCGAGCGCAGCAGCATCGCAGCCGATTGCCGAGCCGATGGCAATGACTAGCGGCCGCTGGCGTTCGAACTCCAGGGAGTCGTCCCACTCAATTTGGGCCAAAGCCCGTTGAGTCGGATCGGGGATCGCATCGATGGCCGGCTGCACATTGTGCAATTGGCCAGCCAGCAGCAACGCCTGGCGGGCCTGCCGGCGCGTTACCGACGCCGGCACAGCAATAGAGGGCGTTGGCGGCTTGGTGAAATTGCCACTCGCCTCATCGTAGAAATCGCCGATCTGGCCGCCGAGCTGGGCATCAAGCAGACCATCGAACACAGTCAGCGATTCGACCTCGATGGTGTTGGCCACAAGTTTGCGGCCGTCGTCCAATTTCTCAATAACGTGCGCACGCATTACAGGCCTCCCCAGATACGAAGCTCGCCGCGAGCACCCGCGCCCGATACGAAGTTGTTTTGCGCGCCAGCGCCGGCGCCCCCCGGGGCTGTTCCGGAATTGCCATTGCCGCCGACCACAGCAGCGCCGCCACTGCCGCCAAACTTGGATGCCCCCCCAGCGCCCGCAGTAGCGCCCCATGGAGAGCCGCCGCCGCCACCACCGCCGTAGTAGCTTGGCGCTCCCGCACCCGACGAGCCGGTGCTGGCATTCCCGCCTTGGCCGCCCGAATTGCCATAACCTGCTACACCACCCGCACCGCCTGGCGCGGAGCCACCGCTCGACGCACCCGTGCCCTTCACGCCGCCGGCAACAGAAAGGACTGTGCCAATTGAAGTGCTCCCGCCGTTATTCCCGTCCGTAAAACTCGATCCTCCTGACGACACCGCGCTACCACCTGCGCCGATCACAATGCTCTCAGTGGCGCCGAACATCGATGCAGGCAAAGAGAATTGTTCCCATGCACCACCACCGCCGCCCGAGGCCACGAAGGAGCCGGAGAAGGATGATGCTCCGGAAGCGCCGGCGCCCCAGGCCATACCTTCGAACAAGCGATAGCCTGGCGGCTTGGTGAACGTCATCGAAGAGATAACCGCCAGATAAAACGGAACGATGACCACTGAACGGAGCGCCGTGCCCACTTGGTCTTTCATGAACAAGCGGGTCTCGCAGGCGTACATCTTCCAGTTCGTTACGCCATCAGAGGACGGGATGGTAATTTCGCCGGTACCACTGTTGCGGATCCACACATTCCAGTCACCGTCAAGGTTTGCTAGCGTGTCGAACGTCTGCGTAAAGGTGCCGCTGGTGATGTCGATGAACAGTCCCCTATCAGCATTCACCAGCTGCGTGTTCGCTGTCCGCGACGTGTAGGCTGCGGCACTTGTCGACTTCACGGGGTTACCGTTGGCCTTGAAGATCGACACCCGGTGCTGCGTCGTCGTTTCGGCGTAGATCTCCAGGCGGTCGCCTACGGCCGTGGTGTAGTTCGTGCCGCCGGGAAGGATCAGGTTAGCGCTGTTGATGAGCTGCGTTATGGCTGCGGCGATCAAAGTGCGCTTCGCACCGACTTGTGGCGCGGTGCCGACGCTGGTGATCGCGGTGGTGCCCACCAGCGTGGCAGAGTTGCCGGCGATGCTCCACACGTCCGTCGTCGCTGCCGCCGTGATGTTGGCCGCCTTCAGCTCATTTATGGCGCCGGTCGCGTTGCCGCCAGCCAGGCCGCCAGTCGGCCCTTGCGGCCCCTGCGGTCCAGTCGCGCCCTGTGGCCCTGCCAGCGAGAGGTTCCAGTCAGCAAAGGTGCCGCTCCCGCCAGTCATCGTCACATTTAGCGAGAGCGCCGTGCCCACGTAGCTGAGGACTTGGCCGAACACCCAGTTTGCATTATTCGCGGCGCTGACGGCCGTCATAAAGACGCCAGGCGTGTACAGCTCGCCGGCCTGCGTGGTGAAGTTCTTGGTGCCGGCACCGATGCTGATCGAACTGGCACTAGTACCGACGAAGGCACCGGCCAGCGCCGCCGCCGACGCAGCGCTCGCAGCTGCAGCTGACGCGCTCGAGGACGCCTCACCCGCCGAGGTATTAGCAGCTCCGGCGCTCGCCGCCGCTTCGCTCGCTTTGGTCGTTGCGATGCCCGCCTGGGCGGCGGCGATACCCGCCTGGCTGACCGCAGAACTGGCCGAAGTGGCAGCCGCGCTGGCCGCAGCTACCGCTTCCTGCGCATTGGTGTAGTTGACGCCGGCGAGCGCATTCATCTGCGCTCGGAAATTCGGCATGGAGCTGGACCAGGTCCAGGCGACGTTATCGAATGTCGCTTCATCACTGTCCGGATTGGGCGCCGGAGGCAGCACGTCAATTGCTACTGGCGAAGTTGGCATTACACGATTCCCTTTACTGAGGTGTCAATTGATGCGTGGCCTTTCCCGTCGTAGCTGACGGGGGCCGTTGAGATAATTCCGAAGGTGCTCAAGCCGCTATATCCGTCCACGTCCGTGGCGATGCACGCCACCGGGATCCCGAGCACTTCCTGCAGCATGGAGACAGCCTGGTCTGCTTGGCTGCGCGGGAGGACGATCTTGCAGCGCAAATTCGTGGCAGAGTGCCCAGGCTGCCAAGTCGTCGTACCGTCGTCTTCGGTCCGAACATAGCCGTAGGAAACCGGCTCGGCCGAAGCGCCGTATTCGGTACCGCCCCATGGCCCCAGGCCGATCAGGGGCCGGTATTTGCCGAGCACAATCATGCCGAGCGCACGCGCCGCGCCGGCGGCCGCCCGGATGGAGATAGTGATCTCGGCGGCCGGGCGGATGGGAATACCAGTCGCAATGACCTTGGCCAGAGGCCTGCGGGCGCCGAACAAATAGCGGTACCAACTGCGCGATGGCTCGCGCAGGCGCCCGGTCTTGTTGTAGATTACCGTGCCGCCGGCGACATCCTTCACTGTGATGTCGTAGGTTGCGCCGACGGCACCGTACAGCGCGACAGCATTGCAGAAACGGGCAGTGATCGGGTAGACGATGTCCACCGACGAGGACTTGGCTGCGGTGCTGGTATAGATATCGAACGGTGCCATTTTGTTTGTAGGGCGCCTGTCCTGCCAGCGGTCAGGGTCAAGCTCAGGGCTGGCTGTGCTGGCCCCGGCCACAGCACAGCGGTATACGCGATGCGTTGACACCACGTGGCGCTCATCGCCGATCGCGTAGGTTCCGCTGGTCCAAGCGGCCGTGGGGTCCTCCGATAGCGTGCACCCTGCGCCTATCTGCGAGGCGCTGATCTGAATTGGCATGACGATGTTCATCCGGCCACCGCCACGCTTCTGACCACTTCGCAGCGCATGGCATTGCCGCCGGAGGTCGTCTGGTCCAGCAAATCACGAGTACGCAGCGTGTTGTCGCGGATCGCGGAAAGCTGACCTTCCAGCCGCTTGTTTTGCGCTTCCAGGCGCTCATTTTGTTTAATCAGCATTCGCACTAACGCAGCCACCTCATCCTTATTGCCACCGCCGCCAAGCAGCATCTGGCGGGTCTGTTCAAAATTCCAAATCCGCGACGGTCCGGTAGCTTCAAGCTCCATGCCGCGCTCTCCAACGAGCCGAAGTCCGCCGGCATGGTCGCCGCCGGCTGCGAACGCCGGTACGTATCGCGTCTTGGGGTCGCTGGCTGCTGCATTGACTATGTAGCCATGGCGGCGCATGTAGTCGTCGCTGCTCTCCCTCGGGTCGTTCTTGACGCCCTTGAGGGCGTCGAGCGAAACCATTGCCTGGACGTCCTGCAGCCCCGCCACGTATTCGTACTTCTCGGCCACGTCACCAGCACTGCCCTTGATGTAATCGAAATAGGCCTGCTGCGCAGAAGTAAGCGCTTTCTGCGCCCCAGCAGGCACGGCAAGATCCTGGCCACTTTGGCCGCCTGCGGGCGCTGTCGATCCGTTGCTGACGGGCGTGCTATTAGTGGGGAGATTGCCGGAAATTCCTGTTGCTGCGCTCGCGTTCGCGCGCGTAGCAGCAAGCGTAGCCAGGGTCCCATTCAGCGCCTGTATCGCGGTGCCCACCGACTTCACGCTCACGTCAACGCCCCGCATGACGGACACGGCATCCTGCGCCGCCTTCCACTGCGCATCGAGCGCCTTCACTTGGGCGTCCGACGATTTCTCGATCGCCTTGATCTGCTCTTCTGCCAACTTGTTTGCGTTCGTGAGCGCATCGAATTGCCGCTCAGCTAACGTCTTCTGGGTACCAGCCAGTTTCCCCAATTCCTCTAGCTTGCCGGCCTGCACCAGCTGCGCATACTGGAAATCACTAATGCTGGCGTATGCCTCGCGCTTGTCTTGCGTGACTACGTTGATAGCGTCTTTCAGCCTCTCCGCGTCGGGCATTGCCCCGCCTCGTGCAAGGCTGAGCGCCATGTCGATAAACGACTGGGCAGACGCCATGCTGGCCCGTCCCGCGACGTTGCCTCGCAGCGTCTTCACCGCGCCTGTGATGTCGTCAAAAATGTCCTTGAGCTTGTCGACTGATTTCTGCGCGCCGTCCAACGCCAATTTTCCACTGTCCATCGTGGCGCGGATCGCCTCGATCTGCGCATCAGCCGCAGTTTGGATTGCCGTCTTTTTCGCGTCGATTGCGCGCTGCACGCCAGCGAGCGCAGCGCTCACCGCCTGGTCCGCATCGGCCAGCGCATATGCGCGCTGCTGCAGCGCGCGGTTGCTCGCCTCAAGTGCCGCCAATTCGCGTTCACGCGACAGCGTCGTATTGCCAAGCAACTGCGCGATACTAAGCTCAATGCTCGCGCGTTGGGACTGTACCTTCGCAGCAGCTTGGGCATCCCACATTGCTTGCGTTGCGGCGGCCAGCGCCGGCGTCATATTGACCAGTGCCGCTTTGTGTTGCGCCAGCAGCACGGCAGCTGCGCCGGCTTTGTCGCCATTCGCCTCGTACATGGCGCCAGCCGCCTGCAGCAAGGCCGATTCCTCGGCAGCGGCGTCGGCCTTGGCTTTCGCTGCAGCCTGTGCGTCCCACATCGCTTGCGTTGCGGCGGCCAGCGCGGGCGTCATATTGACCAGTGCCGCTTTGTGCTGCGCCAGCAGCACGGCAGCTGCGCCAGCTTTGTCGCCGTTTGCCTCGTACATGGCACCGGCCGCCTGAAGCAGCGCCGATTCCTCGGCAGCGGCATCGGCCTTGGCTTTTGCTGCAGCCTGGGCGTCCCAGGTCGCCTGGGTAGCCGCAGCCAGCGCAGGGCTCAGGTCCACCAACGCAGCCTTATGCTGTTGCAGCAACACGGCTGCTGCTCCGGCCTTGTCTCCGCTGGCCTCGTACATCTGCGCCTGCAAAGCCAGGATGGTGTTCGCCTCTTCGGCCGCCGCGTTGCGCGCCAGCTCAACTTGAACGCTGTCCCAAAGCGGCTTGTTGGACACATCGATCTTGCTGCCCGCTTTCTTCTGCAGCTGCGCGGCCGTCATCGTCAGTTCGTCGTACTGGTCCTGCAAGTCCTTCCGCTGGTCAGCGATCGCCTGCTGCGACATCGTCAGGTCGACCGTGGCCGCATGTGTCTTCGCAAAGGCATCCGCCAAGTCCAGTAGGCCGGCGTATTGCTTCGCGCCTGCCTCCGTCGCCAAGGCGCCCGAACTGGCAAGGCCCAGCACCGTATCCCGGAATTTGTCCCGCGTGTCAATGCTGGCCAAGCCCATCGCGGCCAACTGGTCCGTGACGTACTTTTGGACTGGGGCCAGCCGCTGCGACTCGGTCAGGAAGTTGTCGTTGAAAGACGTCGACTTGCTGGCCAGCTCACTGATGCCTCCGGTCAGTTCGATCAGGCGCTCGCGCGCCGCGATGCTCGCAATACCCGTCTGGCCGAACGTCGAACCGCTGGCCGCCAGAACGGAGTCAAGGTTCGCGTAGTTCGTTGCGACCCGCGCCAGCGTCTCGAAGTAGCCCTCGCCGACTTTCTGGAACTGGTCCAGGCCCGCCACGCCAAACTTGGCCAGGTCGTCGCCGACCTTGGCGAACACGGTTTCGAGCTGCTTCTGGATCGCTTCGCCGGTAAGCCCCTTCAGGCTGACTTTCCCGATGTCGACGACAAAGGTATTTAGGTGCGCAGCAAATTGATCCCCGCCCACACCGAGCAATTTTCCGGCCTCGGTCACCCCCGTAGCCAGCCCGGTGATCACCTTGGTGATTTGATCGTTGGCTTCGGCGCCCAGGCTGGCCAGCGACGTGTTGTATTTGTCGCTGTGGAACAGGCCGCCGTCCTTTTTCGTGTCGGTGTACTGACTTGCGGCCAAGCCATTGCTCAGCACACCGCCCAATGACGTGCGCGTTGCCGTGAGCCCCGTATCCAGGGTGGTCACCTTACCGCCGAAGATCGCGTTCGCGATGCTGCCCGTGACCTTGCCGATCAGGCCGCCCGTCAGCTTGTCCAGCGTCAGGCCGATGACGCCACCGAGCAGCGCCGTCACCGGCATGGACGATGCCAGGTCGTAGGCGGCGCCTTTGCTATTGGGCGCGAGCTCCCCGGTCAGGCCGGAATTTCGCACCAGGAGATTGCCCAGGCCGGAAATCGAGCTTTCAATATTGCGCAGCGAGGCAAGCATGCCGGCGGTGTGCGAGAGCTCAATGCTCGAGTTTGCGGCCGCCAGCTCCAACGACCGAGCGATCGAGTCAGATTTCGCAGAGCTATCCCCGAGAATGGAGCCGGTGCCTGCAGCCTTCTGCCGATCGGCGGCAGTGGTGTCAGCGCGCCCACCCCCGCCCGCAACAGCAAATCCCAAACCGGCCATGACAGCCGCCATTGCCGCCATACGCCCCCACGCCGTGTAGGGGTCGCCCTGCGCCTGGGTCGCCACGGCGAGTGCAGCTGCGGACGTGCCCTTCACCGCATCACTGGCTAGCTGCGTCGCGGTACCAGCCACCACAGCTGTCGCTTTGGTCGCCTCGCCAGCGACGGTTGCGGCCGTAACCGAATTGACCGTGAACAGTTTGGTGACCATAGCCTGGACGGCCATCGCCGTTTCGACCGCACGGTAGGCCTTCTCTGCTCCTTCCAGTGCTCGGTATCCCGTCGTGTTCTCTTTGAAGAAGCCCTTCGCGGCCCCGGCCATGTCGCCGTACGATTTGATTTGCGCCTGTGCGCCCTGCTGGGCAGCCGCGGCATTGGCCTTGGCGATCTTCGTGGTATCGCCGCCGGCGTCCTTGGTGGCCGACGCCAGCTGCGCGGCGATGGCTGCCTGTGCGCGAGAATAGCCAGACAGCGCGGTGGTCAGGCTACCGATAGCGGTGCCGACACGACCAAACGAAGCCGCCATCCCAGCGGCAGCCGATTTCGTGGCTTCGTCCACCGCCTCGACTATCTTGAGCAACTCCGTTGCGCTCGCAAGGTCGACATCGATCAGCACCTTGCGCTTTTGATTCGCATACCAAGTATCAAACTCAGTCTGCAGCAGCTTCTGCGCCGCCGTGCCTTCACCGGCCAGCCGCACGCGCTCGCGCCAAACATCCGCATCCTGCTCAAGCGCCGCCAAGGCGCGCCCCTTCTGGTCGGGATTTGCCATCGCGGCCGACTTCAGGTTTTCAAGCCGCAGCTGCTCTGCGCCGGCGCGCGCCTGCTGCTCGCCCATGATGGCGCCAATGCTGGCCTTGCGCGCAGCCGCCAGCTTGTCCAGCTCAGCGCGTTCAGCGCCGGATGCAACATGGCCGCGTTCCTGCCAGGCGTCCAACAGCTTGCGCGCATCGGCGTCCACCTGCACTTGAGCAGCAACGATTTTGCGCGCTTCGGCGGTCTTGCCGAACAGTGCCACCTCTCCCTGCAGCGCCGCCTGCTCGGTGGCCGACGCACGGTCCCACGCTGCAGCTTGCGCACTGATCGCCCGCGTCGCGGATGACGATAGTTCTGCCTGCGCGTTGTCTGCTTGCTGAATGATGTTCTTCCGGCGCTGCTGCAGGATGGCCAGGGCGCCCAGGTACTTCTCACGCTCGGCGAGGTCGGACTTGCCGCCGGCGAGGTCCGCCTGCTTCTGGACCAACGCACGCTCGGCGTCCAAGTCGCGCAGTTGCAAATCCCGCTTAGCGTTGATGTAGGACTGCTCATTCACCAGCCGGCGGTTGCGTTGGCTGTCCAGCGCGGCCAGTTCGCCGCTGATCATCTCCTGCTCGAGGCCTCGCTTGGCCTCGAGTGCCGCAATGCCGGAATTGTTCAGTTCTGAATATTTTTTGCGCACTTGACCGATGCGCTCATTGATCTCGGCGTCGGCCACTCCGGCTGCCAGGCCCTTTTCACGAACAGCCAGAATCTCCTGCTCTAGGCGCGCCTGTTTTGACAGGTATTGCGCACCATCCTTCAGCCAGGCAATCGACGCTTCGTCCAGCTTGACGCCATCCGCCTTGACCTTGGCATTCCAAAGCTGGGCGTCGCGCTGTTCCTTCAGCGCTGCCACAGCCTTCTGCGCATTATCGACATCAGCCATTCCATCGGCGCCGCCGCCGGCAAAGTTGAGCCGGTTGCGCTGCGCCTTCACGAGCGCGGCCTCAGCCTTGGCAAGCTTCTCATCGATGGTATCGCTACGGCCCACGTCCAGCATCGCGTCCCAGCCACGTTTCGCGAAGTCCGTGACGCCGGTCCACGCCTTTTCGATCAAGCCGAGGTTGGCAACGATACGTGCGGACCGATCGCCCATGGCGTCGGCGTAGGCCTTCTGCGCGACCGCGCCGGCCTCGTCCATTTTGCCCTGGTCTTCAAGCGCCTTGATCTGGACGTATACTGCCGCCGTCAAATAGTGGTACTGCTCGGTCAGCTTCTCGCTGGCGCGCAGCGGCGACTTGCCCAGCTCGGCAAAGTCGGCTGCAGTGTCGGCGACACTCTTGCCAATGGCGCGCTCCGATTCGACCGCAACCTGGCTGAACGCCTTCAAATTTTCTACGCCGACTTGCCCGGTGCCCGCCAAAGCAGCCACGGCTTCGGACGCAGCCGCCTGCGTGCCGACAGTTTCACCGATCTGCCGTGCCATATCGGCCATTTGATCAGCTGTAGCGCCAGCAGCGCCGCCAGTCAGCTCGATGGCCCGACGATAGCTATCCGCCTCCTTGCTCCCTTGGTTATAGGCGACCGCCAGCGCCAAGCCGGCCGCCGCCGCCACGGTGTAGGGATTCACCAGGCCGACTACGTAGCCGCCCAACGCGCGCGCGGCGGCGCCGGTGCTGCCGAACATATCGCGCAGCTGACCGCCCTGTTGCAGCAGCACGGTGAGTGGCGCTTGCCCCGACTGCAGGCTCACCACTATGTCCGTGACCTGCGCGGGAATCATCCTCAGGGCTTGGGCATGCTGTGCGGCCGACATGCCGAGCGTCCCGAGGGTGCGGCTGCCCTGGTTCGCCAGCTGGTTCAACGAAGCACTGCCCTCCGCACGTAAGCGATTGAACTCGGCAATCGCCTGGTCGGCTTCGGCAGTAATCAGTACGCGCGTATCAGTCACTTGTTTCCTTGCTTCGTTTCTCGTCCCACGCTTCCAGCGTCGCGTGCTCCATCAGCTGAATGTCGGCGAACAGCTTGGCTCGCTTGCCGGCCTTGATATCCATCATCCGCAAAGCGCTTTCGACGCCGGCGTAGTTGAGACCGGTCGCCCCTCCCATGCCGCCCGCTATCCATTGCGATTGCAAGCGCTGGAACAATGTCCAGCTCTCCACGTTGCACGGCCAGAGGTAGATCTCTTCGACCTCCACCGCTGGCCACTCTGCAACCAGGCCGAACGCTGCTAGTGCAGCATCGACCTTGGCCACTTCGCGCCGCTGCTCGGCCTCTGTCACGATCTGACCGAGCGCCGCACAGCGCGCGAAGTCCGCTAGTTTTTTGCTTTGGCCGCGCTCTCGGCGTTGTAGGTGTTGAACACCAGCTGCGGGATGCCGGCGATGTTGAACAGCGCTTCGAGCGCTTCGGAACAGAACTCGGCCGGAGTGCCATCTTGTTCGAGCACCAGATCCTGTTCGCGCCAGCCCTTGATCAAGGGCGTGAGGAACTGCGGGATATCCACCACGTTCAGGGTATTGAACGCTGTGCGCAGCTGCTTGGCCGCCAGGCGTTCGCAGACCAACACGATCTTGAAGGGCTGGGCTTGGCCGTCGGAATCGGCCAGCGTGCCCTGCACTGGCACCAAGACGGTATTGCTCACTTTTACTTTGTATTTTTGGGTCATGATCTAGCGTAGTTTCTGGGCTCTGCCCTTGGGTTAAAAACTGGTAACGATGCGAATTTCGTCATTGCCTGCGAGGGGGTTGATCTTCAGCTTGTAGCCGCACAGACGCTTGCCGTTCAGGTCTTCCTTGGTCGGCTCGACGCGCTGGACGCTTGGCATCCAGACCATGACCTTGTCGCCGACTACCGTGCCGTGGACCATGCCGATGGAGGTGAGCGCGGCCGCCTTGACATCGGCCAGGAACGCCACTTCCTGCGCAGCGGTCAGGTCCAGCTTCACGGCGCCCGTAACCTTCCGGTCCGTCACTTCGACCGACTCGCCACCCAGCAGAGCCTGGAAAGGGGTGGAAATGCCCAGGTCGATCGTCAGGCCCTGGCTCGGGTACTTGGTACCGGTGGTCAACACCGGCGCGGTCGTGGTGGTGTGCGTAGCGCCCAAGGTGACGTCGCCCGAGTTCGCATCCGTGACGATTTGCGGAACGCGCCACGCGGTGAGCGTGGTGGCTGGCGCGGCAACTGCGCTTGCGCCGCCGTCGATCCCCAAGAACTTGAACGAGATGACGGGCTTCTCGCCGACGGCCATCTTCAGCGATGCCGTGCCGCGCGCGCCCAGCAGCTTGTGCAACACGCCGTCGTCATACCAGTAGATCGATACCGATTCGAACAGGTCCGAGACTGGAACGTAATCCACGCGGGTGGCAAGCGTGATCACCTCGGCGAAGCCGATAGCGCGCATCAGCGGGCCCCATGCTGGCGCCGTGCCGGCGGTGCCGGAGCCCACCAGCTCGACGTCGAAGCCCGCTTCAACATACGCAGTACCAACCAACTCCTCCGAACCGCCGAGATAGGCGCGGATGATGTCCCGGCTCACGTTCTGCGCGTTCAGCGGGTTGATGCTCAGGTTGCTCACCACCAGGGCGTTGGCGGCGCCAGTGGGCACGGCGTCTTGGCCGTAGGTGGTTTCGATACTGGCGAGAATTGCAGTTTTGCGAATAAGGCGGCCCATGGCTCACTCCTGAACAGGTTGTTCGGTAACGACGGGGCCGGCCATCTGCTTCAGCTCGCCGGTGCTCAGATCGCGCACGAACGAGCCGCCAACCTGCGGCTCCATGTGCACAACGTTGTCCGCCGCCGTGTTGTTCAGCGCGCTCGCGCTGTCAACGTCTCCGGCTTGGTTCAATTTGGATTTCATGCTCACTCCAAGGTCATGTTGGTGGTTCGGTGCTGGACCGGATAGGTCATCCGGACCCAACCTGTTTTCTTGCCTTCACTGCTGTATTCAGCGTCGATCACCGGCTCGCCTATATCGGTGGTAAGGCCGCCGAGCGAAGGATCCGACGCCATTTCGCGATAGACCGCTATCAGGAGCGGATCCACGGCGGCGTCCGGCGTTTCCGTGTTGGTGCGAACGTAGAGTTCGATCACGAAGCGCGAGTCCCAGTCCACCGGCGCGCCGAGGATCGCGCCGCGCGTCGGTAAGCCGCCGTCAAACTGCACGTTGATTGCGGCCGGTTCTGCTTCCGGAATCGCGCGGTCGCGCGCCTGGTAAATGCGCACGCCGATGTCCGCAGAGGAGCCCAGCTTGGCGACAATGGCTGCCGTGATCTTGAGGAAGGCGCTGGTCATGCGTCCTCCAGAATCAGCACGCTCTTGCCAGTGCCGTCGGGCTGGTGGTCTTCGACGCGGTAGGCCGCGCCCGCGTGTAACAGGATGAGGCCCGCCGGAGCGGCGGGCACGCTGCCCGTGGCCAGGGTGAACGCAGGCCGTGTCGACGACATGCCCATCCCGACGCCGTCCACCACGTACTGAGCATCGAAGATGCCCACCACGGGCTCGCCACCAAGGGTGTCGCCCTCTCCGCAAAAGTCGCCTTTCACGAAAAACGGGGACAAGTCGTCACCGATCACTGCTGGCCTTCCTGCGCGCCGTCGGCGCCGGCGGAAGCCTGGTCTTGCTGTGTGCCGCCTTCGCTGTCGCTCTGCACGACGCCATCAGCGGACGACGCGGCAGCCTTTTGCTTGCCGTCCGGCTCGGCCGCGCCGGCGGCCACCAGTTCACGGGCTACACGGTCAGGCAGGTTCGCAGTGTCGCCAGCCTCCAGCCGCTTACCGTCGTGCTCCACCGGGCCCAGAATCTTGATTTTCATGGAGGCCCCTTACGCAACAGCGTTGGTAATCAGGTAGCCGGCGTCGGCGCCTGCGATGACAGGGGCGACCTCGTCCGTGACGGGGAACAGCCAGCTCTTCGGATTGCGCTCGAAGTACGGTTCTTCCACGATCGGATAGCCCTCCAGCTGGTAGGTATAGCCGAAGGAAGGCTTGCCCTTCTCCTTGACCGAACCGACTTCGACATATGCCAGCACCACGTCCTTGCCCCACACGTCGTAGAAGGTGCCCGTGTCGTCGGCGTACACCGCGTCGCCGATCAGCACCTTATCCAGACCGAACAGCTGCGCCAGGAGTTCGGGCGTCGCGACGTCGCGGCCGGTGTATTTCATGCGGTCCAGGACCTTGGGGTGCTGCTTCAACACGGAGAACACCAGGGCGCCGATCACGGCCACATTGGCGCGTTTGCCGACCTTCTTGCGGACCGCTTCCTTACCGGCTTCGATCACGGCTACCGGATCGCTGGTGCCGGAGAAATCGCTCCATTGCGACGTGCCCGACAGCGTGATCTTGTTGGACGCGGCGTAGGCGCCCGGGTTTCGGGCCGTATCGGCCTGCTGCTTTTCAAGCCGCAGGGCAATGATGTCCTGCGTACCCTGGATGGTGATCGAGCTCATATCGATGCCCGGCACCGCCTGCGCCTCCTGCATGGTCTCGATCGGCAGCTGGCCTTCCAGGCTATGGCTTTCCAGCACATAGGGCGCGCCGGCATAGCCGAACGTCACGCGTTTGGTGTTCTGGCCGGGGGAACGGCCAGTCGCGTACAGCATGAAATCTTCCTTGCCGAACGTCGTGATCTTGCCGCCGCGCGCCGACACCGGCACGGTGGGGAACAGCGCACCGCCCACGAACACCGAATTCTTGTAACCTTGCGCTACAGAAGTCAGGATTGGATCGGAGATGCGTGCCTGCGAATTGCTCATTTGGCCCATATTGATTCCTCAGTAATGAAATGTTGTGGTGGGGCGATCAGTTCGGAATCACCAGGATCTCAACCAGCTGGCCGGCCGCCGACGCGGCGCCCAACGCGCGCGCAACGGCGACGCCCGAGGCTTTGGTGATTACGCGGCCGGTAGCATCCAGCTCCAGCGCCGCATCGACGGCGAAGGCCGCGCCGGCCTCGGCCACTACGGTGCCCAGGGCACCGTACGAAACACGCTCGCCGATTGCGGCGGGGAAGTCAGTGAATCCGGCGCAGCGGCCGCCGGCGACGGGAACAGCGCCGGCGGCGGTTACAGCACGGTTCGCGGACAGCACGGCAGTGGCTACCGCGCTCAGGGTCAAAAGTTTGATAGCAGCTGCTGCCATGTCGATTCCTTTTCAGTGGTTGAAGTTATTTGCCGCCGACGGCTTTGTACGCGGCGACGTAATCGGTGCCGGGATGAGCTGCCATGTAGTCCTTGGCCTTCTTGTCCAAGGCGGCGCGCGAATCGTCCGCCGCCTCCGGTGCGGCCGGCGCGGCCACGGTCGCAGCCGGCGCCTGCTGCAGTGGCTGCGGCGCGTCGTCGGCATTCGCCGCCGCCTGCGCGCTGCGCGTCTTCTTCTCTGCGGCCAGCACTGCCAGGGCCGCGTCGCCCGCTGTCGACTTGCCGTCGAATTTCAGGCTGGCGATCAGCGCCTCGTGGCCGGGCATGGACTGACCTTCCACGGCCTGAATGCGTGCGCGCTCGGCAGCGGCGCCCTCGGCGCGCAGGGAGTCGGCCAGGGCAGGATTCTCGGCGTTCAGCTGTTCTGCAGTAATCATCTTGTTTCCTTTTTTCGTTGGGGATATTGGGGGCGCGGAAGCGTTCAGCGCCTTGGGGTATGCCGGCGCTGAGCGTGCGCTGGCGTATTCGCGGTTCAATTGCTCAACCAGGCCGTCCATGGTGATGATCCCGTCTACCAAGCCCGCGTCGACGGCCTGCTGTCCGGTAAAGATGCGGCCATCGGCCATGTTCGCCAGCACGGCGTCGGTGCTAACACCGCGGTGCTTTGCGACCGCACCAACGAACAGCGAGTACATATAGTCCAGCTGGTCCTGAATGCTCATGCGACCTTCGTCCGAAAGCGGCCCGAACTGGCTCGCGATGCGCTTGTACCGGCCAGCAGTGAGCTCCGTGGTTTTCACACCGCGCGCAGCCTCGGCGCCGCTGATGTCGACGTGCGAGGTGACCACGCCGATCGATCCGACCGCAGTGGTGCTGTCGGCTACGTAGACCTTGCCAGCGGCGCTGCCGACCCAGTAGGCCGCGCTTGCCATCGTCCCGCCGCCCAAAGTTGCGATCGGCTTGCGGGCCCGCGCGGCCAACACCGAGTTGGCCAGGAGTTCGGTGCCGTCAACCGTGCCGCCGGGGCTGTCGACTGCCAAGATGATGCTGTGCACGGCGCTGTCGTCCAGTGCAGCAGCGAGGTCGCGGCTGATCAGCTGGCTGCTGGAGCCGCCCGAAATCCGGCTGAACATATTCATCTTCTTCGCGATCACGCCTTCCACCGGCAGAACTGCAACGCCGTCGCGGATTTCGTAGTCGCGCTGTTCGTTTGCGAGCGGCCGCCCAAGGCGCTGCTCGACCGCCGCCAGGTCGATGTGTTCGCCGCGCACATGGGCGCCGTAGATCGCATGGATCTCTAGCAAGCGATTGGGCTCGATGGCCCACGGCGCGGAAAGGACGTCAAGGATGTTCATCTGGCGAACGGGTTGGATTTGATGGTGTGACTGTAGTGACCGGGCCATTCGGAAAATAGGGCAATTTGAGACGACCTAAGCTACTCGCCTGCAGGCGCATCGCCAGCGGCCTCCGCGTCGTCCTCTTCGCTCGCCGGCGCTGGGCCCGGCTGGGCCTGCCCGGCTTCCACGCCCGAGCCAGCAACGCGGCCGCTCGGCGCGAAGTAGATGCCGGCCGCCCGTTCGGCCTCCACCTCGCGCACGCGCTGCTCGTGCTTCTGCTGCCAGGCTATGCCGTCGTACAGGATGCTTTCCGCTTCCTTCGTGCTGATGCCCATGTCGACCCGCTTCTGCGCCGCGTCCACTTCCTTGACGGGGTCAATACTGCCGGGACCGTCTCCAGTCCAGACTGCCTTGCACCAGGCTGCGCGTACGATCGGATCTGCGAAGAAGCCCGGCGCGCTGATGCGGCCTTCGGCTACTTCGTCGGTGAGCCAAAGCTCGAACGTGGGCTGACACAGGTAGGTAGCGAGCATGTCGCGGCGCGACTTGAAGGCCTTCCATGCCATCAGCAGCGCGGCGCGCGCCGCGCTGTAGCTGCTCTGGAAGTGCATCGTCAGCACCTCGTATGGCAGCTCGAGCGCCATGCCGATCTGGCGCACAATCGCAGCCCAAAACGGATCGAACGCCGGGTTCGGCCGGCCCGGACTGCTGGTCTCAACGCTCTCGCCGGGCAGCAGGTTCACCGCCTTGCCTGACTCCATCTCGCCGCTCCAGCTGCTGGACTTCTCCACGATGGCGCCCTTCGCGTCGTCGTCGAACATCTCGTCGAATGCATCCGGATCCATCTTGATGAACACGCTGAACATGCCACTGACCACCGCCGCGTTGAGCTCCGCGTCGGTCCAGCGGTTGAGCTGCTTGAGCGGTTCCAGGATGGGCGCGATGAAAGGCACGCCGCGCACCTGGCCAGGCCGCAGGGGCTTGAACAGGTGCAGGAGGTTGCGGCGCCCGGTTTTGCTTCCGCGCAGCACCACGCGGTCCCACACGTTCGGCTGAGCCATCAGATCGCCGGGGTGCTGGCGCGCCACATGGCATGCCAGCGTCTCGCCGGTTTTTGGATCGATCTCCATGCCGTCGATCAGCGTCGGCGTGTTGGGCATCGTGTTCGGATTGCAGACCCGGTCTGCCTCGATGAGCTGCAGTGCCAGCCGGGCCTGCATACCGGCGCGCGCGATGCGAGGAGTCAGCACCATCACGTCGCCGCTCTCCAGCATGGAGCGGAATGCCAGATCCTGAATGCCGTAGAAATTCATCCGGCGCGCCAGGTCGCAGTCCAGCGATTCGGCCCACGCGGTAAATCGCCGCTTCGTGTCGTCGCCCCATGCAGTCGCGCCTTCCGCCGTCAGTCCGAGGAATTTGGCGTCGATGGCTGGGGTATACGCCAGGCCGGTGCCGACCACGTGGCTGACCGTGGTGTTCACCGCGCCGATAGCGACCGGGGCATTCCGCATTTGATCGCGGCTGCGCGCCCTGAGCATGGGCAGATCGCGAATGATGTCGGCCGTTGGCGAGCCCGCGCCAGGGTTCCAGCGGCTCAGCGCAGTGCGGTCCATCTTGGCACCGGTGTAGCCGCCGGCCAGGGCCAGCTGCGTGCGCGCCATCATGCGCTGCGCCGCTACGCGCGGCGCCAGGTAGGCGATAGCCTTGTCCAGCAGGTTCTGCGGCGGCGCCGCTACGGTGGCCGCCATCTCAGCCGCCCACCACGATGGTGCGGCTACGGCCGCGCCCGCGCGCATTGCGGTCGAGCTCTTTCACGCGGCCATCCCAGGCCAGGATGCCGGCCTGGATGATGTCGAGGTTGGCGCGGGTCAGCTTGCGGCCCGCGATTTCGTAGGATTGCCCGGTCAGCACCGCAGTCTCGGCGGCCAGGTAGGCCTCAAGTTGCGATTGGGCCTGTGTCAGCGTAATTCCAGCCATAGATTCCTCTCCGATAATGGAGAGAGTCTATGGATTACAAACGTCTCAGAGCAGGGCAATTTGAGACGGTGCAATCGTCGCGTAGCCGCTAGCCAGCGCTCACTTTGCTTTGCAGTAGTACAGCACGACAAATGGTGGCATATTGTTGTGCGGTTGATCGCCACCAGCTGCGGTGGTCGACGAATCCTTACTAATCTGCTGACTGTGGCAACCGGACAATCCGCAAGAGCCACCTTGCGTGTCAAGATACGTGTACTTGTGCTGGTGAGCGGGCATTTCTTTCTCGGTGAGCTGATGCACTTCTTCCCCCCCAGTTTCATGGATCTGGCGGAGAGACAAATTTTTGCCATTTTGATCTTTGTTCGCCCCCGTCCCAGCGCCGAGAATAACCCGCCCTTCCGCCACGGTGTATGGCTCCCAACCTTCTGCCGGGCACGGTTTATCAAAAGCGACAATAGCGCCAGGATAGGTCGCCGGCCTAACGATCCATCGCGTCGCGGATGGAACGAAAGCGATTATCGCAGCAGTAATAACGCCGCCCAGTCCAGCAGCCAGCGCCGTTTCGATTAGCCCTGCTCGCTCGGTAGTCATAGGTCACCTTAGAAAGTTGGAATTAAAACAATGCTAGCACGCGGTGCCGTATGCGCTTCAAATGTCGGTCCTGGGCTTCCCAGTTTTCATCAAACGGTACAGGGTCGCCCGGCTGATGCCGTGTTTGGCCGTCACTTCGGCCGTCGACATATCGCTCAAGCCGTCAGCAAAAGCATCCTGCCGCTCCCGCTCTGTTGGGTGCCTTTTCCTTTTTGGAATTCGGACGCGAAGGCCTCCGTAGTCGTTGCGAATTTGCGCTTCGATTAGCCTCGCCGCATCCGCGTCTAGCCCACTCGCCTGGCAGGCCAGCATGATCACTTCAACGATATCAGGATCGGGATCTAAGTTCATGCCCCACCCCGCCGCGTTCCGGTCAACGAGATGCGACCACGCACAACTTTAGCGCCGACCGCCTGAGACGCCAGCGAGGCCACAGGGTACGCTGGGGTTTGGCGCGCGTCGGCCGCCACCGGCGCAGGCAGCTCAGTCGCCGCCGGCGCCAGTTCGGCCAGCTGCGGCGGCGGCTGTTTGAACAGGTCCAGATTTGGAGGATTGAGCTTCTTGCGCATATTTCCCCAAAACAGCGTGCTCTTTTTGTGCAGCCCAAGGTGGTGAGCCGCCCCCAAGTTGTAGACCATCAGGTCGAGCGCCTCATTGCGGTCGCCTGGCTTCTTTTCCCAGCTGGTGTAGCGATGGCCGCGACGGTACTTCGTCACTCGGTACTCTGCCGTCAGCTGCTTGAAATACCCTTCCTCGAGGTTGTTCGGGAAGTGGATGGCGCCCGGCCCTGCCTCGATCTTCCAGCGGTTGACGAGCGCGTCCTTGGCCGTGTCGGTACCGATCCACCAGAGCTTGCCGGATCGCTTCTCACCTTTGCCGCGATTATCGAAGTGCACGATCGTCGGCTTCGCGCCAATGATCGGTTTGCCGGGGCGCGACTCGCCTTTGATCGCGTGCACGCCCTCGCGCCGCATCGCGTCGCAAAAGTTGTACACCTCCTGCGTGTGATTGCCGCCCGAGTCAACGAAGACGGCGTCGATGGTGAGCAGTTCGCCGCCAGCATGGCGGTACTGCCCACGGACAAGCTCGGCTGCGCGGTCCCACGTGGACTGCAGTGCCGGGTCGCCGTCCACAACTTGGAAGTCGACGACAAAACCCTCGAGCCCTTCCGCCCATGCAAGCGCCTTGAACTCGAGGCGATCACCCTGCGTGTCGATGGCGGCCGTAAGCACGCAGGCGGGGGCCGGCACCATACCCAGGCTGTAACCGCTGGCCTTGGCGCGGTTCCACAGGTCCTCGTATTTTGTCTGCTCCTTCGCGCGCGCCCAGACCCTGGCCAAGCGCGTGTTGTAGAACGTGATCATCAACGTGTCGTCGCCGGCGTCCAGCTTCTCCTTCGCGGCTCGATACTCCTTCAACATGCCGAGCCAGGAGAACCAGCCATACGGGAGGAACATTGCGGAGATGGTGAAGCTCACGGTCTCCCCGTCGCCGGGAACGCCTTCCGACCAAGCGCCGCGCGCGAACATCCGGTTCTTGTCGCTTTCGAGCATGCAGGCGCCGCATTCGGCGCACGGGTAGAGTGCCACCTGGCCGTCCTCGGACAGCTGCAGGCGCTCAAACACCAGGGGCTGCGCATGGCCGCAATGAACGCAGTCGGCCAGCGCTTCCTGTTGCGTACCCATGCGGAACAGTTCATCGATCGTCGATTCGTCTTCGATGGTCGGCGAGCTGGGGTAGTACGACTTCCGGTTCTTTTCGAAGCTCGTCTGGCGCGCCTCGGCCAGTTTCCACGAGGCGCCCTCGCCGTTGACGTTGGCCTCGGCGCGATCGATCTCGTCGTACAGGACGCGGCGGGCCGGCAACTCGGAAAGATTCGCGGCCGCGCCCGACGTCACGATGGTGAGGGCGCCACCGATATACTCCTTAGTGTCCAGCGTGTTCACCGAGTCCCGCGAGCGCGGTGCCGCGACGCGCTCCTTCAGCTCGGGCACGGCTTCGATGGTCTTGCTGACCCGGGTGCTGGTCCGCTTCTGCAGTTTCCCCGTGGGCAAAATCCAAAGGAAGTTGGACGGCGACTGGTGCACGCTGCACGCGAACCAGTTGAGGCCAACCTGCGTCTTCAGCATCTGCGAAGCGCCCTTCAGCGCTACGCGCTTGCAAGGGTGGTTATCGGACAGTGCACGCATCACTTCGCGCGCGTGCGGTGTGCGGCTGGTGCGGTATTTGCCGTACTCGTTGGCGCCGCTGGACTTGGGGATGATCATGTAGGCGTCGCTCCACTCGTCCACCGTCATGTTCGGGTCCGGCTGCAAGGCGCGCGCGAATGCGCCCGCCACGATGACGATAGCGGGGGTCATTCGGCATCGACCTCGACGTGAATTTTCACCTGGGCGGCAAACGCGTGCGCCATCGTTTCCAGCAGCAGCCGGTGCTCTCGGTCGATCACCTCTTCGCACTCGTCGGCGCTGGACAGGCCGGCCACGTCGGCGGCAATCCGACGGGAGCAGTTCGTCATGCCGTCGCGCAGCGCACGCGCGATTTCGAAGACGGCCGCGTCGACCGCGTCCTTCACCAGGTACAGGCCGCTCATCTCCGCCTGCTTCATCTCAGCGATCGCCGCCTCCGCCGCTTCGCGCCGCGCGCGGCTGGACTCGTAGCCATGCGCCGCGCCAGCGGTATCGCCGTCGCCCTGCGCAGCTGAAGACGCGCTCATATTGCCGGTTTTGATGCCGGCGCGCGGGCGCGTGTGGCGGCGATACAGCATCGTCGCGTATTCGGTGTCGACCTTGCCGTCCTCGACCGGGATTTCGCAGCGCTCGATGGCGGCGTAGCCCTGCTGGCGGGAGATTCCCAGCGATTCGGCCCATTTGGCGATGGTTGTCAGGTTTGGCATGTGTTCTGGTGCGTTGTCAGGATAGTTGTCAGGATTTGTTTTCCGCCGCGGCTAGTTCTTCGACGTGGTTCGAATTACCCGTGCTGGCCCATGTGCCCGGAAGTACCTTGAGGGGGGGGCGGCGGCCCAGGCCGGCCGCCTCATCGCGCCGTCCTCTCGGCCTCGACCATGGCCCGGGCGAACTCGCCGGCGAACTCCGTCTCCACCGTCTTCCGCACCACGTACTCAAAGTCGAAGCGCTCGGTGTAGACGGCCGAGCGCACGAACAGCAGCACGGGCTTGATGGCGCTGCCGAAGCCGAAACCGACGCGCTGGTAGATGCCCAGCGGCAGGCGGTCGCCAGGCCGGCCAACGAAGTAGGCGTAGCCCTGCTTGCGCTTCGTACCGCGCGCCAGGCGTGCGCGGCTATCCGCCGTCATGTTCGCTTTGTACCCGGCCTCGGGGAAGGCGCGGAAGTAGGCCAGCAGCTGCACGATCTGGCCACGGCTCATGTTGCCGAACGCATCGAGCCGCGCGCCCGACCCGGGCACGGCGCGGTAGCCGGCGGGCATGGCGCCCACAGCCTGCAGCGCACGCTCGAACCGCTTCTGCCCGCGCTGCCCGCCCTTGATCTGTGGCAGCAGGTATTTCGCGGCCGGCGTCGCCTTCGTCGCGTCGTCCTTCAGCATGACGGTGGCGGCAAGCCTGGTCTTCGTTGCTGGCACCACGCGCAGCCCGGACAACGTGTAGGGCGTTGGATTGCGGAAGACGTCGCGCATCTCGCGCTGCAGGGCGGGCACGGCGGCCTGGGCGGTGCGGGTCAGTGCTACGCGGGTTGCAAAGTCCACCTGCTTCTGCCCGCCCTGCATCTGGCTGGTGAGCGCGGCAACCGCGCCCCGGACATTCACTGGCATGCTTTTGCTCCTTTGCTCACCTTCAGCTCTACCCTTGTCCTATTGTCCCAATGTCCTAATGAAAAAGGTAAAGCACCCGCATGCACCCGCGTGCGCGTATGCGCACGTGCATCACGCGCACACGCATCACGCACGCACACACACGAGGGGGCACAACGGGACAACGGGACAATGGGACAATGGGACATTGGGACAGTCATAGGCGCAGGGACGGCCTGTCCCATGTCCTTGTCCCATGGAATTGCGACATAGGACACTGGGACAACGTGATTAGAGCGGACCATCGTTGATCTCCTCGTCGGCGCCGGCTTCGCCTGTCGGCCGGACATAAATCCACTCGCGCTTGCCGCCCACGCCCTTCGGGCCGCGCTTGCGGTGCCACTTCATCTCCGCCATGCAGCGGCCAACGCGCTGCTGCTCCGGCCTGGTCCACTTGGCCACGTCCAGCTTCAAGGCCTCGCCCAGGATCTGCGGCATGTCGCACTGGTTCTTGCCGACCAGCCACTGGCGGATGACGGTGATATAGGCGTCGCCGACATAGCGCTCGTCTTGCTCGTCCTCGAACATTTCCTTTTCGGCCGAGGTCGGCCACCATTCGGCGCCGGCGTGGAACAAGTGCGTCGCCTCGGCCCATATTTGGTCCCGGTCTGCGGTCAGACCTGCCAGGTCTACGGTCGTCACCTTCACCGGCCAGTAGCGGCGGTTACCCGTGTCGTCCTTCAAGTAGGCGTCACTGTTCGTGGTGCCCGCGAAGAGCTGCTGGCGCGGCACGTCGGCTGCGCGCTTGCCGTAGAAGTTGCGATAGCGGTCGATGTACTGGCCGAAGAACAACTTCGCGCCGGTGGACTCGGCCTTGTTGAACGAATCCAGCTCGGCCAGCTCGACGATCCATTTTCCCCGGATCACCACGTAGGCGTCTTTGTCGCCGAGGCGGAACGGCGCGTCGGTGAACCAGTCGCCGCCCAGCACCTTCAGCGCGGTCGACTTGTAGATGCCCTGCTCGCCTTCCAGAATCAGCACGTTGTCCGCCTTGCAGCCAGGCCGGTACACGCGCGCCACAGCCGCGATCAGCCACTTGCGTGCGACAGTGCGGTTGTAGGGCGTATCCTCGGCGCCCAGGCGGTCGATCAGCCAGCGCTCCAGGCGCGGCATGCGGTCCCATACCAGTCCGTTCAGGTAGTTGCGCACCACGTGGTACTTGTGCAGGTCGGCGATCAGCAGCACCGCGCCCATCACCACGTCCTGGCGCGGCGCGAAGCCGTATTTCTGCTGCATCCACAGCGTGCAGCGCAGGTCGTCCATGTCGGACCACTCGCCGAGCTCGGCACCGGCGAACGGCGGCGCCGACAGCTTCAGCACCTGGCCGCTGAATTCGTCGTAGGCGATCACGCCCTTCCAGCTGTGGTGCTTCTCCAGGATGAGGTAGACGTTCGACAGCGTGGGTAGGATGTTGCCCTTCTCGTTGCGCGCCAGTGTCCATTCCCAATCGACGTCGGCCTCGCTTGCGGGCTCGCCCTCGCCGTCTCCGGGCCATGGTGGCGGCTCGCTTTCTCCTCCCCCAGCGGCAGCGGCACTCGCGACCCGCTTGCCGCTCTTGGCCGTGGGAAGCGGGACCACGTTGTCGGCAGTTGCGGCCGGTTGCGGTTCGGGCTCAGGCTCCGCCGCAGCTGGCGCCAGGGCGGCGAGAATCGCCGCCGCCAGCTGCACCTGCACGGCCTCCAAGCCCTCGTTGACGTGCAGGTCGTTGAAGTCGGTCCACTTGTTCTCGCCGCGCTGCGCAAAGCGCGGCACGACGATGGAGGCATTGCCAACGGCGCGGGCCGCAGCCGTGGCCCGCGCCACGCCGGTGTTTTCGAACGTCCTCACCTTCACGCGGCGGCCGGCGCGCGCGTCGGCCTCGATGTAGGGCACGCCGCGCGCATCTTTGCGCCAGGCAGCCAGCAGCTGAACTACCGAGCCGTCGGTCGCCGTGAGCGCGCGGTCCACGCCGTCGATTTCGATGGGGCATTCCAATTTGAATTCCTTGCGCAGCCAGTCCACCAAGCGCTGCTGCATGAGGAAATCGTCGTCGGCCAGGAACAGGATGTGCACGTCCGGATGCAACTGGCGGACCAGCGTGGCCACTGGCGCAAGGTTCCCTGCGTCGAAGGCGACGAAGCCGGCCACGCCATCCTCCAGTGCCATCCGCGCTGACCGCCCGGTGGCGTACCCCTCTGCCATGAAGACGAGCTGGTTTCCTTGCTCCACGCGGCCTATGGGGCAGCACGCGCCCTGCTTCGCGGTGCCAGCGTTGAAGCGCTTCGAGCCATCCGGCGCAATCTTCTGCAGGCCCACCAGGCGAGGCTGCTCGCCGCCCAGCACAACGAGGGGGATCAGCGCCGTTCCGTCCTTCAGGTAGCGGATGCCGGGCGCGGTGATCTGCTTGCGCTCGACGTAGGGGGAGGCCCCCTCCCGCTCCCCTTGTGCCCACTGCTGGCCGGCGCGGATTGCGGCGTTGGCGGCCTCCTGCGCCTTCTTGGCCTTCTCTTGGGCCTCAAGCTCGCGCCGCTTCACCTCGGCGGCGGCGCGGTCTTCCGGCGTGACGTCGGACCAGTCAACGGCGATGGTCTCCGTGTTCTCGTTGTCTCCCTGCCAATAGCCATAGGATCCGACGATGACAGTCTTGCCTCCGTCGGTCGCGATCTCGTTCAGCTTGTACCAGTATTTTTTTTGAGGCCCGTAGCGGTGAAACTTCCCGTCCGCGACAGGGTGCCCGGCGGGCAGCAAAGCGCCGTTGGCCTCGATCTGAATCTTCGCCTGCTCAAGTGTTGCCATGCGCGGCCTTTCCGTTAGCGTAGGTCTTGTGCTTCAAGGCCCACTCGGTCAAAACCTGCTTCTCGATCTGCATTACAAATTCCTCTGGGTGTGCTGCTCGCAGGGCAGCGAGCCGGGCGTGTCGCGCCGGCTTGTTGGGCAGCTGGCAGATCTCCATGGCGAGCCGGACCAAGTCCCACTGCTCGGCTATGAGGTTCTTCAATTGCTCTACGAATTCGTTGGAATGTTTTGCGCCCAAGCTCTCTATCAATGCCTGGCGCTCGGGCCTGCTCGGCTGCCGGCACACATGGCGCGCAAGGCAGACCAGCATCCACTCGGGGGAGCTGGTGTCGAGCTCGACTGCGCTGTGCGCCATGGGTTAGGTCTGGTCGCCTGGCGTGGGGCAGTAGACTTGGAAGGCGAGCGTCATCAGCTCCTTCATTGTCTTGTGCATGTGCTGCGCGATGCGCTCCAAGTCCGCGCGCTCACGCGTGTCGATTACGCCATCGCCGGTGGCCGCAGCGTAGGTGCGGGACAGGTCGCCGATCTCGCCGTACAGAGCCTGCCATTTGGCCAGCAAGTCGTCGCCGTCCATCTCACCTGCGGCCGGCAGCTCGATAAAAACGCCGCCGGACGCTGCCGCCACTGCCTGCGCAAAATGCGTGGTTCCGGAGTAGCGCTGCACCATCATCGCGGTGGAGACACGGAGCCCCTGCCCGTTGAGTTCGTATACGCGCGCCTCCAGCGACGGGCGCTTCATGCCAAGTGTTGCGGCCGTGCCGTTCCAGCCGTGCACCTTGATCATTTCCTGGTATGCCTTCGTAAAATCGTCCACAGGTATTTCCTTATCCTTCCTACGTTGTTTGCTTATCGCGGGGCAGTTAACATTTATTCATGGACACCAAAATATTTCCCAAATGCAATTTTTAGAGCAAAAAAAGAGCGTTCGACTCATCCACCCACCAAAGGGGACAGCGATAGCTCTGCCGTACAAACCGGCGCATCTTCTTGGATCGCGACAGCAACTGAATCCCCAACGAACACCTCCGGACGCGCAAGTCGGAGAAATCTCAGCTGTGCTCTTGGGATGCCATTCCGACGCCACTCGGAAACCGAGGGCGGCCGCACTTCGCAAAGCCGCGCGACCTTCGTGGTCCCGCCTAGCGCATCGATGATTTGATCAGGTGTCAAGGAATCGTTCATACCTAATTTTAGGCATCCCTAAAGATAAAAGCAAGAACATTTAGGCATATCTAATGCATGAATTGTTAGGATTACCTAATGAATTGGCATACACGACTATCACAAGCCCGCGAGGCAAAAAATCTAAAGAAATCTGCCTTCGCACGGCTGATTGGCGTATCCCCGCCAACCGTCACGGACTGGGAAAATGGCGAGACAAAAATGATCGAGGGAGCGAATCTAGTAAAGGTGTGCAACGCGTTGGATATTTCCCCCGACTGGCTGCTCCATGGTGTCGAAAACATCGTAGACCTTTTCCCCGGGGCTCAGCGTGTTGTCGCCGCCGACCAGTCGACCTCCTACCAAATCCCAAAGGTCAGCCTTCGACTGCAAGCTGGCATCACTGGCTTTCAGACGGAACCTGATCGTCGCGATGGCGGCGTCCAAGACATACCGAAAGGATGGGTAGACCGCAAAGGTTATGACCCTAAAAATTTGCTGGCGATTCAGGTAAAAGGGGAAAGCATGGAACCCACCTTTTACGAAGGCGATACGGTCGTCATCAACCTTGCAGATAAGACACCTATCGACAACGGCGTGTTTGCTGTGAATTACGATGGGGAAGCCGTTGTAAAGCGCATGTCTCGCGATGCTGGCAGCTGGTGGCTGATGTCGGACAACGCAGATCAGCGCAGATTCTATCGCCGCCAGTGCCAAGGGAACGAGTGCATCATCATCGGGCGAATTGTGCGCCGCGAAGGCGATCATTTCTAACCGTCTGCGTCCATGAGAACCCTACCCCTTTCGGTTGCATTGGCATCATTCCTGGCCTTTCCTGCCACAGCTGCCGAGCCGATCGTGGTTCTGGGCATACCTATTGGTGGGACGCTGAAGGTCGCTCCAAAAGTTTGCCCCATCAATACCGACAAGAGTAAAACTCCGTGTTGGATTGATGCCCCGTACCGCCACACAGATGGATCCTTGCTCGGCCAACTCCATTTACCTGACCCAGCTAGCCGCCCAAAATGGGCCGCCTATGCCACGTTCGAGGCGCAAATCAGCCGACAGGCAACCTTCGAGAAACTCAGCGTTAAGGCTGCTGGTACTGGCCGGCTCTCGGAAATTCAAGAATCAATCACGGGCAGGTTTGGGCCTCCAACAGCCGGGCCAATCTCATCGCCCTCGACTTATTCAGCCACCTGGTCAAAGCCAGAGATCTACGTAAAACTGCTCTGCAGCATCAACAGCTTCTGCGTGGTCGAAATTTCATCCCCGAGCTACCGCGCAGAGTACGAACGGCAGATGGAAAAACGCCGAGCGGATGACGCGACCCGCCCTAAGACTCTTTAGGCATATCTAAGCAATCCAAGGCAAAATAATTTAGGCATACCGAAGATTTATGTTGACTTAGATTTTAGGCATGCCTAATAATAGCTCCATCGCAACCACCGATGGAGTAGGCAATGACATCCACAGCACTCGTGATTTACGGCCCCCAGGGCTGCGGCAAGTCTCGGAATGCGGCATCCTTGGCCAAGTTCTATGGCAAGTCGGTAATTTACGACTACGATGAAAAGCCATCGACGCGCCGACTGCGCTCGATGCCCGATGAGACGCTGGTCCTCACCAATGAGGACGTCCCCGGCGCTGTCCCTTTCGCCACAGCCATGCGCGCTGCTGGCTTGGGACGGTGACTGGCATGGCGCATGCTCAAATCGCCATCACGCTAGCCCAATGCGCGGACTGCGCATTAACGCGCTTCCCCGGCACCTCAAAGGCTGAAACCGACGACCGTACGTTCTACTTCGCTAGTCTGCTCGCCTACATGATGTGCAACGCAGGCGAACCAGTCGGCGCAAAGCTGCTTGACTTGGTGGCGCTCGACGCGCAGACACACCAGCCGCCAACTCATGGACCGACGGGATCGCAGGCTGGCGCCTCAGCTGCGGCAGGTTCCTACTGAGTAGCAAATGAACGCCTTCCACGTCACCGTCCGCACGTTGTCCCGCCTGGTTGCATATAGCGCGATCGGCTCGGACAGCGCGGCGGTGCACTTGGCCGCCCTTACCTATTTCGGCGCCTGCGGCGTCACCGTCACCCCCATCACAAGGAAGAAGCATGACCACCAATGCCCGCGCCTCGGCGCCTAACTCCACCTGCCTGCTCAACCAGCTCATGGACGATGCGTTCCCGCCGACCAGGCCGGCGCGCAGTGCGGCCTACGTCGCCGGCGCGCGGGCGGTCCTGCAATTCCTGCTGCGCGAGGCGGCGCTCCAATGCCCGTACAAGGAAGGGACCACGAGTTTCGACGCGTTCTATGCGGGCGTCGCAGAAGGCCGTGAAATTTGGGGCCGCCAGATGCAAACCGCGAACACAGCCAGTGACCGCGCCCCAGCCAACAGCGCGGACCTATTGGCCGAAGAACTGCTGGCGGCCGAGCAGATCATCCTGGCGATGCTCAACGCTATGACGACCGCGCAAAAGTTCAAAGTGGGGTCGCAGCTGGTGCGCCGCGGCGTAATCGATGGAGGCGGAACAACCCGCTCGCACGAACGCCGCGCCGTACTCGTCAAGACCGGCTTTGCCCTGCCAGAAGTGCCAGCCCGGCCCGTCGAGCATCGTCGTGCGCCCGCCCGCCAGTACTGATACCCCTGCACGAGCTTCCCACCGACGACCACAGATCAGTACATGCGCACCCTCTACCACACTTACCGCCACCTCCGCCGCTGCGGCGCCGGCGTGCTGACCGCTGCACGCCGCGCCCTGCACATCTACAGGCACGGCTTTTAACCAACATGGCCAGCAAGGACCACACCATCGCCGAGCTGCGCCGCGCGTATCGCGACTGCGCATTGGTGAACATGACGTTCGACCAGGCCATGAACCACAAGACCCTAGCTATCGCCATCCGGCTCAAGGCTGATAGCAACCGCCGCCGCGCGGCGCGAGAAGCGCAAAAGCAGCTGCGGTTCGATGCGAAACGAGCCCAAGCAAACGACACCGACTGAACACATGCGAAACCCCGAACCATATCAGCGCCTCGATCGGAACCACCAGCGCGATTTTTCCCCGCTGCAGGTAGGCAAGCACACCGTCCGCCGCACGCCACTGCGCGGCACGCCCTACACCGTCTACAGCACGCTGCACGGCGGCGCCGTTGCCGGCCGCCAATTGAGCTACCCGAGCCAAGACGACTGCGCCAAGCATGTTGCGCAGCACCTCACGTGCAGCCGGCGGGCGCCGGATCTGGCCGCGCTGCTCGACACCGCGCTGCACGCGCGCATCGTAGAGGCGCTGCGCCTGCGCGAAATGGACGCCAGAGACCTCTGCAGCCGCTTCGATCTGCGGATCACCAGTATGCGACCGCTGCTCGCCTTGCTGGTCAGCGAAAACAGAATCGTGCGCCGGGGCACCGCACGCCGCCCAATCTATTCGAGCCATGTGCTCTAACCCCGAAGGAGAAGTGATGTTCTCAGCTATCGAGAAACTTGCGCAAGGCGGCACCCTGCTGGTGACCGTCTGCGCGGAAGGTGAAAACCTGCGCATCGGCGTCACGCAGGCGCCGACGGACACGAAGGCAAAGCCCACCTTGCGCCCACTGTCGCTGATCGGCACCGCCGCTGAGCTGGACGAGGGCTTTGCGGAGGCAGTGCTGATCTGGCAAGCACCCAAGAAGAGCCTGGCCGAGCAGGCCCAGGAAGCTGCCGGCGACGAGCAAGACAGCGCCGCTGGCGCCGCCGTCAGCAAGCCTAAGGCGGCGGGCGCAAAGCGCGGGCCGAAACCGCAGGCGGACAAGCTGGCCGCTGCTGCGGCGGCCGCCAACAGCGGTGCTGCTCCAGCAACCGGCGCTGCTGCGGCGCCGGGCGCGGCGGGCGCCAACGGCGGTGCTGCTTCAGCACCAGGCGCGGCTGCGGCGCCGGACGCGGCGGATGCCGACGGCGGTGCTGCTCCAGCAACCGGCCTTGCTGCGGCGCCGGGCGCGGCCGGCGCCGACGGCGGTGCTGCTCCAGCACCAGGCACGGCTGCGGCGCCGGACGCGGCGGATGCCGACGGCGGTGCTGCTCCAGCAACCGGCGCTGCTGCGGCGCCGGACGCGGCGGGCGCCGACGGCGATGCTGCTCCAGCACCAGGCGCGGCTGCGGTGCCGGACGCGGCGGGCGCCGACGGCAGTGCTACTCCAGCACCCGGCGCGGCTGCGGCGCCGGACGCGGCGGATGCCGACGGCGGTGCTGCACCAGCACCCGGCGCGGCTGCGGCGCCAAACGCGGCGGTCGCCGGCGGCGGCGAGGCTCCTGCGCCGGGGGCTGGGGCGCCGCTGGGCGTGGTAGGCCCCGACGGCGTTGTAGACGTCTTCACCCTCGACCTCTTCTAAGGAATTGACATGAGCATCACCACCCAGGAACTGCAGCGCGAATTCAAATACAACAGCGTCAAGCTTGCCGACCCGAACCCGGCGTTCAGCCTCAGCCAGGTACGCGACTTCTACGCCAACGTCTACCCGGAGATCACGAGCGCCGACATCGAAGGCCCTGAGGTGGTCGGGAACAAAAATACCTACTCGTTCCGCCGCGCGGTGGGGACGAAGGGCCAGAAGCACATCAAGGCGTCGATCGACGGCGCACGCCGCTTGGTGGTCGTCGCGCCGGTGGAAAACATCGGAAAACTTGTACGCGACCTGGCCGAACTGGACAATATCGGCTGGTTCCATAGCGAGCCGCGCGCGCACTACGCAATCCGCCATACGCAAGCGCTGCTGCGCCAATGCCCGCCGAGCAGTGTGGCGGACAGCACCGTGTCGTTTTTGCGCGCCCTGCACCTGGCCCACTGCAGCGTCGCCCAGGAAGTTCACGCATGAAGCCGGCCGCCGTCATCCGCGCGAAGTTGATCGCGCAGTTGCGCGAAACCGGCTCGCTGTCGCCGGCGCCACGTCCAGCGACCGCGCTGACCAGGAACGCCGTTGGCAAGCCGGCCGCCCAGCAGGTGGCCCGCGTCATCGCCGCAGCCCGCGCAGGCTCCGGCGCGCGCTGGCTCGCGCCCGCAGCCGAACAGTCGGTGCTGCCATGATGCAGCTCTCCCCCACCTCGCCGACGGCGCTGCCGCGCATCGCCGACGGCATCCCGTTCGAGCTGTACATCCCTGGCGAGACAGGGCTCGCAGCGCCGCTTGCCCTCGCTCTGCTCGAGGCGGGCGTGGTGACCGACGACATGCTCGTCCCGGGCCCCAATGCGCGCCTGATCGAAGTGTTCAACGAACCCGACGAACGCGAAATGTCGATGCACGCGCTCACCACCTGGTGGACGGCGCTGCAGGTCAGGTTCCCGACCAAGCAATTCCGCTGGGACCTGCACGTGCAGCAGCTGGAAGACCAGACCGGCGTGCACGCCGACACCACCTCGCCCCTCGGCTGGTTCTGCATCACGCGGAACCAAAACAGCGATATACCCCGCGTCGCGCTGGCGCGCGGCGCAGGACAACTCGAAAGTTGCCTCGAAGGCTTCGGGCAAACGGTGCTAGCGGTGCTGTACGACTGCCTGCTGCGCATGCCCGAGTCGCTGAACCCCATGGCGGCTGCTGATTGGGCGGAGGCGTTGTACTGGCAAGAATCGGAAAACGACGAAGAACTGATTCAGAACGCACGCGAGGATGGCAGGATTCCCAACGTCGCCGCTGGCGCTGACGCGGAGGACGATACCGCAGACCTGATGACGCGCGCCCGCTTCTACGCTGACATGCCCCGCTGGGCGGCAAAACCGCAACGCGTTGCGTCGCGAGAAGCGATTGTGCGCGCTGCGCGCGGGGAGTACGAAAAAAGCGTGATCGCGGCTTGCGACGCCATCGCTGAATTCGCGGCCCGCCCGGGTTTCAACCTTCAGCCCTGGCACTGCGGCACCTTCCAGTCCGGCCACTACACCATCGATGGTTGCATGGTGCTGCTGTGGCGCGACGGCGATGTGGTGGGTGCCGTCATTGACGACTGGCTGAACGATCTCGGCCAGTGCGGCGAATACGTCGACTTCATCGATGAGCGGCCGGTTCATCTCAACGCCAAGGCCGTCAAGGAATACATGGCCAGGACCGAGAAGATGATAGAGCTAGCCGCGCTGACCGAGCGCCTTATCGAACTAATTGGAGAACCAATATGACCCGCGTGAACGTGATCTCGCAGGGCGAAACACGCCTGCGCTTGACGGACGCACTGCTCATGTACCGCACCGGCTCGGGCCAGGTTTACGCCACGGCCCACCCTGTGCATTTGGACCCGGAGAACCCGCAGCGCAAAATGATCGGCGCCGGCGCGCCGCTGTCGAAAGCCAACTTGGCCACCTTCGCCCGTGCCGTCGGCGCAGCTACCGCATTTGGCGGATTCGTGCCGGAGAATCTGCTGTACACGTCGGCAAACATGATCGCCTGGTGGGTGCCCGCGTCGATCCGCCGCAGCTGGTTCAAGGCCAACGCGCGGGCCGCTGAGATGGGCGAGCGAAGCGGCGACGTGGCGCATCCTGCCCTGGTGTTCGTAGTGGTTCCCGGCGACTGGTACGTGTTCGCGCTACGCGACTCTGCGCGCCCTGGACCGGCCACCCAGCTGCAGCACGCGCCGCATTTCAACGTCTGGGACGGCGGCCGCATCTGCACTGGCAGCGTGACATTGCCGCCGGCGATCGAAGCTGACGCGATCCGGGACTACGAAGCCGCGTTCTTCCGCAGCCGGTTCACCCACCCGAACCGCGCCGACGCCGTGAAGTATCGCGGCGGCGCCACCGCGTTGTGGATCGACCAGTTGAACAAGCCCGACATGCCGGCCATGGTACGCGCGCTGCGGCCGGCCAAAGAAACCCTACGGCAAGCGATTGAACGCATCACCGCTCGCCACAACAAATCCCAATAACTGGAGGAAGTATGACCGGACAAGAGTACCTGATCAAAATGGACCAACTGCTGGACATGACGAAGGCAGCATTTGCCGAGTTTGCAGCCACGACCGAAGCGGCAATCAATGCCGCGCGCCCGCAGGTCCTGGCAGTGGACGAAGATGCGGCTGACGCTGCAGCTTTGCAGCTGGACACTGCACTGCTGCGCGCCGTGCCGATGGTAGTGGCGCCGGCGCACTGTGAATTCCTCCCACTGCAGGAGAATGGGCACCGCCTGGTGCTGGCCGCCGATGGCGTATACCTCGAGGCGCGCCGCCCGTGGCTGCATCTACTACATCGGCTCACGGCCATTCCGAACGTGCACGTTCCGTACGGCGCCGTGCAACCGAAAGTGGAGCTGGCCTTCGGGCCGCTCGGCGGCGCCATGCCGCAGCTTCAGGAGTTCGCGCACCGCGCTCGCGGCGTGGCCCCGGTCGAGGCCGCCGCAAGCGTGATTTGGAACAGTGCCAGCAACGCGTGGCGTATCGCCTACCCGGAAACCATCGGCCAGGCCAGCACCGCCCATATCCAGTTCAAGCAAGTAGAGCTTGCCGAGGACGAGCACCTCGTGATCGACCTGCACAGCCACGGACACGGGCCGGCCTTCTTCAGCGCTACGGACGACGCAGACGACGCCGGCAGCGTGAAGATCGCCGGCGTCTACGGCATGCTGGATCAGGATGAGCCTACCGTCACCTTCCGCCTGTGCGTGCTCGGGCTTACCATACCGCTGAGCGTGCCAGCGGCCAGGATTTACGCGTAGGAGCGCTCATGCCACACTACCTTCCCGCTATCATGCTGCAGCAGCAGGTGCAGATCGCACTGGTCGGCTGCGGCGGCAACGGCTCGCAAATGCTGACAGGCCTTGCGCGGCTGAACCACGCTCTGGTCGCACTTGGCCACCCGGGCCTGGCCGTCTACGCTTTCGATCCGGACGTCGTCAGCGAGGCCAATATGGGCCGCCAGATGTTCGGCGCCTTCGACGTCGGCTCGCCGAAGGCGCACGTGCTGGTAAACCGCATCAACGCCTTCTTCGGGCTTGCCTGGCGCTCGCACTTCGGCCGATACGAGGACGAGGCCAGCGCCTTCGACATGATGATCGTCTGCGTCGACAGCGCACGCGCCCGCCGCGACATTCAGCAGCACGTACGCAACTTTCGCGCGCACTACCTGATGGACCTGGGCAACCGGGCGGCGGACGGGCAAGTGATCCTAGGCGAGATCCGGCCCACGCACGACAAGAGCAAGCTGCAGCAGGACCACGTGGAGCTCGCCAGCCCCTACTCCATCCTGCCCGAGCTGGTGGACACCTCGGTGCCTGAGGACGACACGCCGAGCTGCGGCCTGGCCGAGGCGCTCGAGCGCCAGGAGCTGTTCGTCAACCAGTCCATCGTGACGCCGGCGCTGAGCATCCTGTGGGAATTATTCCGCTACGGCCGCATCACTTGGCACGGCGCCTTCGTCAACCTCCGCACCGGCACCATGCGCCCACTTCCTGTGAAAGGCGGTGCAGCGTGAATTCGCCGGTAAAGAGGATCTATGTCGACCTGCCGGAGGTCGCCAGCGTGCTGTCGCTGGCAACCGCCACCATTCAGAAGCTGGTTCGGCAAAACGAGTTCCCACCGCCGCGCAAGTTGTCCGCCCAGCGCGTCGGCTGGCTGCTGCGCGAGGTCGAGGCATGGGCTGAGGAGCGCCCGGTATCTGATTTGCCGCCGCCGCCGAACACTGGCAGCCGCAAGGGGATCAAGCGCGCGCCAACTGCTCAAGATGGGGATCCAGGCGCGTGAGCCACTCGCGCCGTTCCTTGTCATACGAGTGGCGGTTGTACACTCCTGTAATACCCTGCTTCATGTGGCCGAGAATTGCTTCCCCCACCTCGTCCGGGCAGCCCAGGGACGCCAGCAGCGTCCGTGAGCTGCGCCGGAGATCATGCGGCGCCCAGCGCTCCACAGGCAATCTCGGCCTCTCATACTCTGGCCGCGTCTTCGAGTAGGGCATGTGCAGCCAGACCTGCGAGGCCACATTCTTCTGCTCGACATGCCCCGACGCGCAGTGTTTTGACGGGAAGAGATAGCCCCCTTCCGCAACTTCCAGCCGGCGCCGCACGATCCGCTCCGCGCGGCCGACCAACGGCACCCGGAAGTCCGTTGCATGCTCCCGCCAGCTGTTCTTCGTCTTATCCTTCGGCACCGTCCACCACAATCCATCGCTCTCTTCCGAAATCTCGTCGGCGTGCATGGCCATGATTTCCGAGCCGCGCGCGCACGTCCACAGGTACAACGTCAGGACGTCGTCAACGATTCGGGAAAAGTTCGGTAGCCACGGTATCAGCTTGGCCAGCTCGGCCTCGCTCAGCACCCGCTTCACCACGCCGGCCGGCGCGCCCTGGATCATCCGCCCCTTGCTGCGCAATTTGCCGCGCATGATCAGGCGCCACCAGTTCGGCACGGATTCCGGCAGCCGGCCGGAATCGAGCGCGTAGTCCCACGCTGCGCCGATTTCCGCGCGCAGCTTCGCGGCCTGGACGGGGATGTGCCCGAACGATTCGATCAGGTCGAACGCCACCGAGCGGGTGACGTCGGCCGCGCGCAGGTAGCCGGTCTCCCCCAGCATGGTATCGAACATACGCCGGACCTCGACGGCCCCTTTTTCGCCCCGGTTCTTCTCGATGTACTTCACCAAGTAGTTGTTGCAGATGTCGGCAACCGTGATCACCTGCAGCGCCGCCCTCTCGCGCGCGGCGGTGGCCACCGCGCGCTTCTCGTTGCGCTCAGCCTTCTTTGTGGCGCTCGGGTCCGCGCCATCAGAGCGCGCATCGCGCAGCTTTTCCCAGGCCACCGTCGCTGCAGCGAACGAGACAACAGGCCACTCGCCGATTTTCGTCTGCTTCATCTTGCCGTCGACCGGGCTCTTATAGCGGTAAATCCACGATCGCTTAGTCGCCGTCACCTCGAAACGGAGTCCTGGGCACTCGGAGATGGTAAAGTGTTGGCCTGCTGGCAGGAGCTTGGCGGCGCGCGCGTCGAATGGCAT